TCCGCTTCCTACTGTGGTTCCCAGTTTTCCGGATTTTTCCAACGTTCCAGTTTGAAAAGGTACTCTGGGGCTGCATCTTCGCAGCACCTCAGAATCAACGAATTTCTGCATCCGGGTAAACTTCTGGTTTGTTTTTGGAACAAATGAAGAATCCCACTTTAGTTCTGCTTTCCCGTTCTTTCCCTGGATGATAACGCCTCTCGGTGTCGTGATCTCCTTAAAAGCCACTAAGCACCACCTACTCTCCAGTGTTTTACGGCATCGGATCCCCTCCGGGTGTTGTCTGCATACTCGGTAACATGAACGATATCACGATCATACTTGAAAAGATCCAGGAAGTCCCGGATCCGTGACGATGTAATAACTCCACTGCTGAAATCAAAATCATCAAACTTCCGTTCTCCATTGTAGAAAATGGTTCCGGTAATGATGTAACAGCCTTTCTGCAACGTCCAATGTTTCTTAGCCTCTTCATCGTCTAGGAGCTTGTATTTGTCCTCTGAGATGTATGTCCGTGAATCCTGCACTCTGGCATTTACTGGGATCCTGATTCTAAAATGCAGATTCTCTTCACGTTCTGAGGCTGATCCTCCGGAAGATCTCATATCCACGAATGATACCTCCGAAATGTTGGTAGGGATGAAAACCTCCCTCCGGGTTTTTTTGTCCAGGCGAAGGTTAAAAATAGTGATGTCCTGGTTTGTAATCATACTTCCTTGACCTCCCTCTGTACGTTAAGCCAGTGCCGGACAGATAGATCTTCATGTCAGCGATCACTTCCTGACGCATATCTGATTCTTTCCCGGCATCAGCGTATGATACTGAATATCCATCGTTGCTCTCAGACTTCAATTCCTGGTTCCGGAGTTTTTGGTATGTGGAGTATTTCTCAACTGCACAGCATATCGCATCTTTTACGCAGTCAGGGATAACCTCCAGGCTCCTGATCCGTCCGAAGGTTATTGTATCTATCAGAGCCGTAGCCCATTTCAGATTCTGCTCAAAAGTGGTTTTACTTGTCTCTGTACCTCTGTAGTCCTTGGAATAGTAATCATAGTCAACGTATGACTTCCGTATAGCCTCGTCAGACATTTTTAATACACCTCCCGTAGATTTTCCCGTCTAAACAGGAAAGAACCTCTGAGGCTTATTTCTCAGCCTTAGAGGATGCCTTTGTAGTTTTCTTTGTTTCTGGGGCTGGTGTTACCGCCTGCTCTGTAGCACCTGCAGAAGCAATCTGGGCTTTCAGATCCTGGATCTCTTTCTCTGCCTCAGCGTTTTTCTTCTCCAGATCCTCGATCTTCTTATCTGCATTTTCAGCATACTTGGAAGCCTCCTCCAGCTTTTCTTTCAGATCCTGGATCTCTTTCTCTGCCTGTTCCAGCTTTTCAGAAGGTTCTACGTGTTCATGGATCATATTACCGTCCATGTCTGTGATCGTATATCCCAGGGCAATATATGTTTTTTTCTTTTCGTCCGGGATCTTCAATACTCTGTTTGCTTTTCTTGCTTTTAACATTATTTCTCCTTTCTACGGGAAAAGAGCCATTTCTGGCTCTCTCCCATAACAAACATGGTTCAAATTATGCGTGTTTTGTAATGTTGAATGCGATTGCATTAACCTTATTCGGAAGTAAGAATACGTCCTCAAAGGATTCCTCGAAGTATTCCCACTTACCCTCAGATCCAGCAGACGGAGGATCCAACTGTGCAAACTCATAGTTTGTAGGTGTAATGACTGCCAGTGGATGAACCAGGCACATGTTGATCTGATCTGCTGTAGAATCAACTTCCCAACCCTCTGTAAAGTCATATGCAGTTTTCATCATGTCAGTAGGTACACTGTCCGGGATCTCCACTTCGTCAATGGATGTGATCGCTCTCTTTAATGCTTCAGATCTCTTGGACACGTCAATAGTCTTGACGATAGCCTTTGCATTGGTAATGAGAGTACGAACATCCGGAGTAACGTAGAGAATACGTCCAGCTCTCGGAACTCTTGCATTGTCCATTGCAGTCATCATCTTATCGAATACGTCAAGGACATTATCCGTTGTGAGGACTGTCTGATCTGCTGTCTTGCTCTTTGCAGTGTAATCCGCATACAGTTTGGAAATGAGATAGCAGTTCATTTCTGGGAACTTCTGCTCCTCATTGAACACTCTTGTAATGTTCGCAATGGAGGCTACCTGGTTTGTTTCCTGGATATCACGAGGATGAATCAAAGTGCTCCATGTTCTGTGGTTAGTTACCTGAAGTGGTGTCCAGGAGTTGTTGTAGTTACGTTTCTTCTGACCGATTGTGTCTCTGTCTCCGTCCACACGTCCGGTTGTAGTGATAGTCGGGATCTCAATCACGTTTGAGTTTACCCAGCGGTATCTTCCGTTGTTCGGTGTTGCAAAAAGAGCACCGAAGTAGAGTACATAAGGGAACTCCTGCTCCAGTGCCTGCTGATATTCTTTAGCATAATTTAAAGCTGCCATATTCTGTTATCCTCCTTAATTTTCTTTAGGCTGTCTTAATCTGTTAAAGCCCATGTTCAGGAATGGGTTCTGATTTCCTCCGGCTGGTGTTCCTCCGTTTGCTCCGGCAGAAAATCTCGGTGGATTTCCGCCCTGACCTCCGGCGCCTGCTCCGGATCCTCCGTTGCCACCTTCGGCACCGGATCCAGCACCGCCATCCTTGTTTTCGGTTACGAATGCACCTTTGTAGTCCTCGTCCCCCATAAGGGAATCCATGAACTCTTTTGCTCCCAGGAATGTTCCGTTGTCATCCAACTGGAATTTCTTGGATCTCAGTTCGTCCAGTACGCCTTTTCTTGCGGCTTTTGATGTGAACTTATATCCAGAGAGGAACATATCCTCAGCGTGGGATCTGCTCTGAGCTGCCATCTGGTCTCTCAATGCCTGAGTATCGGTGTTATACTTCTTTTCCCACTCAGAAACCTTTTTCTTGATTTCGTCAACGTCCTGATCCTCAAAAGATTTGATCTGAATGTTGGCATCGTCCAACTGCTTTTTCACTCCCTTGAGCTCTGTTTCCTTCGCATCGAATTTATCCTTTGCGATATAACCGCCTGACGAAAGATCTACTACCTTGATGTTTTTATCTGCATCAATGGCAGCCTCCAGCTCCTCGGCAGTCATGGGAATGATTGCTCCGTTTTCGTCCTTCTTAAAAAGTTTCTTCAAAAAATCGTAAGCCATTGTCACTTACCTTCCTTTCTTCGCTGATTTCATTTAGATTCCGGTTCACTCCGGCTCTGCTATCGTGCATTTATATCCCGGCACGATGGGGAACTGAGTAGTTTATATGCCATTCCTCCAGGGCAAAACAAAAGGATTGCCTTTTATTGACAATCCCTCTGCGTAAAGCGTACCTGAGAGCTTCGTATAGCCTCATGCACACCTTTTATTCCATTGTGTGAGTATTTCTCCATTCTTGCCGCTGATCGCCTATATCTGCCTCCTATTTAACCCATAGGTGGGAGATATCAGGATCACCGCCTTTCTACTCTGCTGTGTAATCTTCAATGACCGGAATACCGTACTCGATAGCACATGTATTTTCGATCTTGCACCCTCTGGCATCCTGCCAGCCTTTCGCAAAGTAAGCAATGTCAGCACCAGCCAGAAGTTCCAGGGATTTTCCAAGGAACCAGAGTGGCTTTGCATCCACCGGAGCTTCCTGGAAGAAAGAATCAATAACCTCTACTGGCTCTCCGATCTTCTCTTCTGCGCTCTTGATAGCTTTCTGGCGTTCTGCCAGGATGTCTGCATCAGACTTTCCTTTCATCGGCTGAGAAATAAATAGTTTCTTCATGGTCTTGTACCTCCTATTCTTCTGTATGGCATGTATTAGTTATTTTACCGTATACATCTTCGTAGAGTTCCTGCTTGTCCCCGTTATAGGTGTACTCAGCATAGATGCCATCTCCGCTGATAGTCGTAGATGCAAGGCACTTGTAATTCTGGAGTGTTTTGCATGACCATACCACGAATACGTTTCCAAGGTCGATCTGAACCTCCGGTCTGTTCTTGTGGTACCATTCAACGAGTTTCTTCTGTGCTACACTCTCGAAGTGAGCCATTCCTGTGATAATCATAGTTGACCTCCTAATTTGATTTTTTATTCGCCCATACAGCCTTTTGAGCTGTGGATCTTCCAAAATTGACAATCTTCCCGTTGCTATCCTTGTACGCTACCACTTGGGTTCTGGCACTGTCGTAGTTCCGGTTGGTGTCATTACAGAAGTTTTTCAACTCCCTCTCTTTCTTTTTCAGCTTCACGCTCTCCGATGTGAAATCCTCCTGGATGCACTGGATCTGTGCTTCACTTCGTGATTCCTGCATTGCCGCATCGTAGCTGGAAAGAATACGTTTGATCTCTCGGATCTCTCTTTCATACGCTCTCTGGATCTGTGAACACTCATAATCTGTCAGCATATCGCCGTTGTATGAGTATTTCGCCCGTTCATATTCTGCCAGCCTCTCTTTTGAGTATGCCGGGCTTGATATTCCCGGCCAGTATGGATAGAAGCTGTGTCGGCAATTCCAGCCGCATAGTCCGGATCCTGATCCGTACCCGGTAGAATCTACGAAATTGGGATAATCCGGAGATGATCCGTGAATCTTAAAAACCCTCCCTTGCCATTCGGCATGAGAAGGTCTTGCTCCGGCATGGGCTGTGGTTTCGTAATATTCCACATCCATGTCCTCAGCGTATAACTCTGTCAGTTTTCCGGCTGTCTGATTCAGTCCGGTTAATACAGATCTCCGGATCGCTACGTCAAGCTGTGATCTGTTCCCTTTCCCGTACAACACGTACCCACCATCTTTAGCAGCTTGTTTGATTGCCTCTCTGATCGCCTCATAGTACGAAAATCCGCCAGAAGTTGCTTTCATGTAGGCAAGGTTGGTTGCCTCCAGATATAAGCCTCCTGTGGTGGATCCGGTTGTCATTGTCAGGTTGCGTATATTGCCATTCGTCTTTGCAATGGCAGCCTCTAACACCTGGTTCATTGCCGGAGATAATTTCAGGTCGATATCATAACCAGCTTTCAGAAGTGGTTGTGCATCATATCGCACCCCGGTTCGTGCAGAATCCTGGAAAAGTCTTTTTACCTCATTCTGTGACTTTCCGGATATCCTGGCAACGTCCTTCACGATGTCCTGCATCAGTTCTCCATTCTCTCTGAGCTGTTTTACCTGCCATTTCGCACTATCCGTCATTTTTCCGGTCTTTACAATCCTACGGGCAATATCTTCCGCAATGGACTGATTCAGTGCGTCATACATGCCAAGCAGATAATCAGTGCATGAGTTCAGATACTCTGGTGTCAGCATGTGCCGTTTTCCTGATCTTCCGGATCATTCCGGATATGGTAAAAAGGGCATGTCCTTTTTATTTCATCCGTACACTCTGGTGGATCTGTTTCACAGTCCCGGCACTGGTGGACGGACATAAGAAAATCCGGAACATTGTCCGGACTACCTATCATTGCCATATTCTCCTCCTACTCTTCCGGCGGATATGTGTTTTCCTCCGGGATGTATTCTTTTGCTTCCTCCTCGGTACAACCGAAGTACCACGCATAGAATTTCTCAATCTTTAATTTGCCAGCAAGCACCATGGACCATCGTCTCTGATACTCAACCTCAGTATCTTCCAGAACGCCATCCCCCCAGGAGCACAGCTTCTGGATCTCTCCAGCCGGAGTGATTCCGTACAGATCGCATAGCGTGTTCATAATTTCAATCAGACTATTTAATCCATTATCCCAGGCTTTCTGCATGTTGCTGACCGTTGTATAGGATCTCTGTTTTGACGCCTTGATCTCTGTAGCTGTCTTGTCAACCTGGTTCGGGTTGGATAATGTCCCGTATGCGAGCCCACACAAAAACTCTACTCTCCTGAGCAATTCATCCAGCCCCTTGAACATGGAACTGTCTCTGATATCCGGGCTGTAAGGTTGGATCATAGCGTTATTGTTCTTTCCTTCCATGTCGTAGGTACGGAACAATCGCTCACGTCCTCTCGGAAGGATCGGCTGTGCGTTCTTGTCAATATCAAAGATATCTTGTGAAGCATCAATGGCAGCCTCTTTCGCTTCATATTCCCAAAGGATCCGGGAATACTGGATATCTGCCTCCTGGATCACTTCAACTGCTCTGGAATAGGTCGATGCTCCCAGTGGGGAATGAGGATCGATGTTGTTCGCTCTCGGAACCTTTACATACAAAAAGAACGGTCTTTCGATCCCGTCCATTTCCGTTACCGGCTCCAGTCCAGCCCATTCTTCGATTGCCTCCAATGGAACCTCCTGCATGAATGGGTGCTCCACGCTGATCTGATCGTCCTCGGTTGTCATCGTGTTTAGCCTCTCAGATCTGTATGCCTTATTTACTACTGTGTAGTGATCCCCCTCCAGGTTGTGATGCTCCAGGCGTGTATAGAGGTAATCTCCAACACGTTTAGAATCAATAAAGACAGCTCCCGTGATCTCTTTGTTGCTGTTGAATGCTGTTGGATAGAATCTGTTCGCCTGAATAAAATCCAACTGGATCTTGTCTGGTTTCCCGGTTAATGGATCCGATCCGGAAACATACGGCTTTATCGCAATTCCTCCAAGGGCTCCCCACATTTCTACGATGTTGTCAAAATTGCTGAGGTAGTTCTGGAATTGATCGTTGAGGAAATCAGCTCTCGCACTTCCCTCCAACTTGAACTCAAACTCTGTCAGGATCAGTCTGGAGAACTCCTCTGCGATTGCAGCCGGAAGGTTCATTGTCCTGGTGTCCGCTTCGCCTCCCATCCACGGGGGCTTATTTTCATACATTTGAAGCCATAAGGAAATAGCATTATCCATTACTCCGGATGTTGCTATCTGCACATTTAGCTTCCGTTCCAAATTCTGCTTCGGAAACATCTTTCCTACCACCCTCCTTAAAAAATCTGTAATAGCCAACTGTTTCCACCTCCTATGTGGCTTTCTTGATGTATTTGCCTATATCTCTTTCCCAAGTGTACTCAAAGGCATCCAGTGTATCAATATCGGACGTACCATCGTCCAATCTTTCCAGATCAATATTCTTAGGGTTCCACACTGCCATGCTGACAGCTTCCTGGAATGTCTCACATTCCTCGGTATAATAAAGCCGCCCCATAGCAGTAAGGGCGGTTGTGGCGAATATTCGATCATTGATTTTTGATTTCAAAGCATTTACGATCTTGATAGTTGCAAGTCCATTCTTTAGCAATGCTGTTTTCAATCCACGGATCAGAACCTGTTCTGCGGAATCTGCATATACCTTCGTGATATATCCATAATCTTTCAGGATCTCATTTACAAACTTCACAAACAGCTTACCAAGATCTTCCGGATCAATCTCTGCTACTCTCTTCTGGGTTTCCGGATCAATGGATCCCTCCAGGTATCGTTTGCTTTTCAAGACTATCAGTTTCTCGAATCCAACTGTCTCTCCGATTGCAACGAAAGAATGTCCAGATCCGTTTCCACCGAAGTCCACACCGATATTTATTCGTGCGAATCCACCTTGTTTTGCCAATTTCTGGGCTTCTTTCTTAGGCATAAGGTATTTGTTGTCCCTAGCTGCTATCGAAGTGGCTAATTTTGCGTAAATCAAGCCTTCTGCAATGCTTCGTTTTCCTTCAATATCCCGGATGTACCAGATACTTCCTGGATCGTATCGGCTGATGATCTCGTCAATACGTTCCTGGGTAATGTTGATATTGTCAAAAATGGTAAAGTGTTCGTAATTGTAACCACCTACCAGCGTTCCCTTCCGGTTCTTCTCTTCCCACTTATCCAGATAATCAACATAGATCGGAGCTTTCGGGTGCTCAGGGTTCAGATCCCAGAATATCTTGATCTTCTTAGCGGCTAACTGTCGGTTGAACGCCTCTTTTATGGTGTTATCGTGGTGCAAGTTGATCTCTGTAGCAATCCACATACCGTATGAGTTACCACGGATCTTCTTGTAGCTGTCCGATGATTTACCACCAGCAAAAATAACTACCTTTTCTTCAAAGTTCGTGTATGGACCTCGAATAATCAGACAGTCATTGTCTTTATACTTACTCCATCGGCATTGTCCCCGGAAGATATACTCAAGTCCAAAGCCGTTGGCATCGCCTATATTCAATTTTGCATTCGCCATCGTGGATCCGGTGGCAAGGTGGAATTTATCCGGAGCACGGCACAATTCATAGGCGAAAGCAATAACATTATCTACCGTCTTTCCGGCACGAACAGCACCCTCAGCGATATTGTAGGTGTTATAGTGACACTTCTTGATATAATCCAGATGTTTCTGACCGAAATTGTAAGTGATGGTCTTGATCGGCATACAAACTACACCATCGTTCAGGATCTCTTCCCATGCGCTGTACCCGTGAATCAGAGCCAGGACATCTGAGATATCCTCGATCTCGACCGCCGCACCCTGTTCTTTCTGTTTCTCGTACTCGAACATTTGCTCTTTCAGTGCAAGCTCCGGATTAAATCCGGCAGTATCTCGGATGAACTCCATCGCCCGGACATTCCCTTTCATGGCTTGTTGCATTGCACATACGTTGATCCAGTCAGCATACGTCCAATCGCAGTCCAGAAGTCCCAGGCTTTGCATCTGGGCTTTCATTGCTGGCGTAATTTCCATGTTCAGAAGCTCTTGCATGGAGTTTTTCATGTTCTTTCTCCGCTTCTTAGCAGCCGCTGACGCAAGACCAGCTTTCCGTGCGTTGGCACGGCGTTGTTCCGGAGTTATATCCGTTCTGTTTTGTATTAAGTTTTCCTCATTTGACACATCACCACCTACCAACTTTTGTTATATTTCTGAGGAACGAAAAAGGCACCTCCGGGTGTCCGGAAATGCCTCTCATTTGCTTTTGTGTTCTATTGTGGGTGCAGGATCTCGGCTCCGCCTCCCTGCCGCCTCTCGGCTTTACATCACGCCTATGTTGATATCATCAAAAAGGGAAAGCTGTCTGTATGCAAGTGACTGATCCTCTTCTATGAAGAAATCTGCCTTTGTCTTGCCTTTCATTTTTCCCTGGCGTGTATGTACGTCATACGCATAATCAGGAATCGGAATGTTTTCATTTCTTGCCTCTTCCATGTAGGCGTTGATCTGATCGTCTGTGAGCCCTCTTTTCCGATCGTAAACGAAATTGGAAAGCACATCCGCATCTCTACTGTGTGGCTGAGTGCATAATAAAATGACCGCTTTGGAAATAAAGATTCTTCCTCCGAGCTGATCCCCTCTCTTTCCCTTGTTCACTATCTTGAATCCTTCGTACAGTGCCATGATCTCTTTTGTGATCGGGCCGTAGCAATCTTCCGCTGATACTGTCAGTAATCTCTTCCAGCAATACTCGCTGTACTTTGGGAAAAGTTCCAGTGCAAAATATCCTGCACATCTGACGTCTCCTCTTCTGATTGCTTTCTGCAATGATGAAGATACTAAGTAAAAATCGTAGCCTCTCTGTGTTCTCAAATCATATCCCATATTCTGTTACCTACCTTTTCTTTTATTGTAGCGTACAGAAAAACCGATGTAAAGGCGTATACTGCAATTTAACGAAATGTTCACAAAACCCTGATTTTACGGTGTTTCCTGGTCTTTCAGGATCTCTTTTCTCCTTACTCCTGCCTGGTACATGAGCATATCGTTTTTTATCCCTTCCGGGATCTCTGCTTTCCTGATGATCCCCAAACATTTCTTTGTATTCTCATTGAACTTGATAATTTCCTGGAGTAGTGAAGCTTCATATGTGTCTGCAATAGCTGGCACATCCTTATCCAGGCAATGGCTACTCCAGTACGGATGCAGCCGATCAACGAATGTATGAGAAGGGTTTACTCTTGGATCCAGCACGAACAACTCTCTCAATTCCTCATAGTCTACATCCATTTCAGAAGCGATAAAATAGAATTGCTGGCAAAAGGAAACTTTTGTTGCCAAAAAAGAGTTCTCCATGTATTTTGTTAATTCTGCCGTTCTACTGTCCGTTATCCTAAACTGGTGCCTGGCATCGTATACATGCTGTAAAGCCTGGATGACTTCAATGCAAGCCTTTCTCTCTCCTCCCAGGATTGTAAAGTCGAAGCGAAAGTTGTTGCAATGTTGCGTACCTCCGTAGTATTCCGGGCTGAATATGATTCTCTTTCCGGTTTTTACCCGGAGTTGTTCCGTGGTTCCTGGAGATACTGTGCTCTTAATCACGTAGATCTCCGCTTCATTCTCCATGATCGCATTTT